ATATTCAGGTTATATATAAATTTTTTGGTTTTGCTCTGCATACAGAATAGGGGAGCTACAATAAGCATAATCAAATTTTCGTTTTATTTTTAAATTATATATTTCATCTTTCATGAAGTGGGGAGTTCCCAGTAATGTTCACAATCTTTAGGTGATGGATCAGTTTTATCATAGAAATTTTCATACGATTGAAATTCACTATCTGGTGCTGTCCATCGATAGCAGGAAGCTTTTAACGGGCAGTTTTTACCGTTTGCACATTTAGTAATATCAGACATGAGCTTCTCTTATATCAATGATTTGTTCAGCTTCATAAAGTTTTGTTTTTTTAGCTTCAAATCGTTTAATCAGTTCTGCAACATCATGACGATCAATCAAGTAATCAGGAGCATTTTTCATACGATCCAGTAATTCATTATCGGTCATTAATTCATATTTAATCATTCTGTACTCCCAGCGTTATCGGGTAATTTTTCCCAATCAACTACTGTTCGATTTGGGGATTCATATTTATCTATTTCTTCCTGCCAAGTGAAATCTTCCCTACGATAATCCTTATTAGATTTATGAGGATGGGATTTCTTCAGGATTTCTCTAGGTGGTTTACGTGTTTTCATTAATGCATTTCTTGCTTTTTTTCTTCAGAAGCATGTGTAAAAAGTACATCATTATCTTCCATTCGATTGATTACTTCCATGAATCGAGTCATAAAACAGTTCAAACAGTATGGTCGATTGACCATCATATTAATAATTAGTCCGATAACGAAATCCATTTCTTTATGTCGATTTTCATCATCGGTTATATTTTCATCCACAATGTCAGAAAGTACTTTAAATACGGCGTATGCTTGCTGCATTTTATCACCCATGTCTTCAACATGGTTCGGGTCTAAATCAATGATTAAATTTTTACTCATAACTACTCTCCACAATGGGGACACTCTTCAGTAGATGTGTCTTCGTCAAGATAATTATAAGCTAGTTCCTTAAATCGAACTAATGCTTCTCTTAATACTGCAGGTGTGAGTCTGCTGTCCTTCATGTCATATTGAGTAAGAACTTCGGAAGCAAATGTGGAATCATCTGTTCTATGGGAAAGCATAAGTAAACCTCATAAAAAATACCCCTCAGGCTTCTGGAGAAGCCGTATGAGGGGTTAAATGGTCTTAGTCGTCCGGTAGAGTGTTAAGTACCGAATAACGAAGGCGTAGCACTAGCTCCGGCTGCAGCACCAGCTGTACCGGGTGTAGCCCCACCAGAGGTCGCTCCTTTAGCTTTATTCCGGGTTATCCCGTCATTTTTCTTCTTCCACGCATGGATGAATTTAGCTTCAGTTTCTCCGGCTTTGATTTCAGATACTGTGAGATTTGAATCAGGGTGGAACATTTTGTCCACTTCATTCTCATCACGGGTTTCACCTGAAGGCACGTACTTACCGTTGTTGTCTTTGATATTTTTATCGACAGTCTGTTTGATCAGACCCAGGGTAATTTGTTTACCCAGTAACTCGGTAGCAACACGTACTTTGGTGGGCACTTCGGCTTTTGCTTCATTGTTCCAGACATTAATGACTTTTTCTTCATCGTCCAGTTCATGAGCTTCTTTACCAACAGTCAGTTGGCATAGTGCATTAGCTTGGTTCAAACCAGGCAGATTGTGTTTAACACCATCCTTATCAGTCCAGTAGTTTTTGTTGCCTTTGGCATCACCACTTTGTACCCAGAAGGTTTGACGAACTTCACGGCCATCTTTGGTTTTGAACACACAGTTCATGCCCAGAGCACCACCGGCACTTACTGAAGCATATACCAGATCTACGCTGGTTTGGTACAGACCGGAATCCACGACGTAGGATCCCATTCCAAGGGAATCACCATCGTCCTTTACATCTGCGTCTGTTTTTAAGCTTGAAAAAATACTCATATTTACCTCTCTTTATTTGTAATATTCATGGAGACGTTCATTAACAAATAATGCATTGTTATCAATGAAAGTTTCCCGCGTTGACCACATTCCCAAAGGAGAACGAATACGTTCGTTCACAGTATCTTTGGTTAGTTTGGTTTGATACACATACTTGAATTCAAGTAGCTCTTCTTCTTCTGTAATATTCAGAAGATCTGAACCATATGGTTCAAGTTTTTTAAGGCCAAGTTTTTTACAACTGATAACCGTTGAGAAATAACTCTCAATACCGGTATTCATTAATGAGCCTTTTACCTTTACAAGGGTTTCTGAGATCATCTCAGCTTCATTGATAACGTCCAGGGTGTGTGCAGTGAAGATTACATTCTTCGTAGACTTAGCCACATACTGATTCATCAGGTTCTTGAAGAACTGGGCATAGTCACCCCATGCTTTCATCGTATTGGTAGACGGGAGTACATGAAGGGATTCAAATTGATCCATCATGTAAGTCAGACTGTCAATTACGATGGTATGGATGTGATCTTGGTCTTCAGCCCATATGAATGCTTCGTAGATTTGATATGGATCAGTAACACTCTTCTGATCAAATTCAGATTTGAATGGCAGTTTTTTATTACTTTCCGTATTCAAATACAGAACACCAGTCGGATCTGATAAGCCTCTCAAACTCAGACTTTTACCAGTAGCAGACTTGCCGGTAATCAAGATTAGATTATCATTGGTTGCAATTTCTTGACTCATTTAGAACTCCGTTTAGCGACAGCTTTAGATACTGTCAGCATTATTGTTCGGAGAATCTCTTCTTCAGGAAGGGAATCCTCCAGCTTGTAGTTGAAGGCCAGAACCTTGTCCCGTATTTCTTCAATAATCATTCCGTTATCGACCAGCATTAATGCAAATTTGATTAACTGATTGGATCGATTACCAGATGAAGTATTGGAAGCAAACCATCGTTCGATTGCAGATAGATTTTTGAGGGATTCAAATGTTTTAGCCCGTTCTTCAGTTTTACGAGTTTTGGGTATAAACATCAAAGCATCGATAAGTGCACCTTCGTTATATTCGAACTTCTTTGCTGCACATAACCATTTACGAGCACGTTGGTTTGTTTGCCGATCAACTTCAAATGGAAGCCAGTCATAAAAATTATTCATGAATTCCTTGTAATCGACTGCTTCTAATTTCAAATTGAAATTGAGGGGAAATATCATACGGAACCGGTGATTCTGAGGAGTATGGCTTTTACTGGTATGCATNAACCATTTGTAGTCTCCCAGTAATTGTTTAGCCATTCCCAGGGTAACTCCCTCATCAATATCTANTACTATGTTATTGAACCCGGGAATACAGTTTGCTTCGTTACGTCGATAAACTGTTTTGTTATTCTCTTCAGTAGGAAGAATATGATGATTAATCCAGTGAATATTATTGGCCTGGATCATCTTGTGTAATTGATCGAATGGAGCATTCTGATTGGAATACCCGATAGCCACATCTGAGCTATATGAAAATGTCATATTTTTCAGATCTGTTTCTTGTAAGGATTCCCCGGAGAAGAATTCAATTCCATCTCGAAAATACTTACGCATGATTACGTTATTTTTATATCCCCAGGAACTGGCCATCATCATAAGTTGATCTTTGTAATGGGCAGAGCCTTTGTAAAATGTGAGATCTTCTGAAATATCGGCCTGAGTCACCTCATTGTCATTGTTAGCGATGTAGAGGGCTAATTTGACGTAAGGCTTCTCTTGGGTCATTATTTGTTGGAAAGCCTGTCCTGAGTCCTCTACGAGCTTTATAGCGTTATATAAATGATCTTCGGTAATTTCAGGTGACGAATCAATGAATGCATATGCACCTGCCAGTTTAAGTACTTTGAAATACCGGTGACACATTTCAGCATTCTGGATGTCTTGATGGTCAGCAAATTGTGCTGCTCGACGTTCACAATCCAGCTTGTATTCGATATTAATTAATGACACATCCTTTTTAACAACAAGGGTGGTGTCAAAATTCAGAATATCAGCCAGATTACCCAATTGATGGGAGAGCTTTTTGATATACGAATCTGAAGATTTATCCGTTAGGATGTTATAAACCTCGAGTGGTGTAAGTTGAATATCGTTGTGAGTCCGTCGGGTATATCCAAAGATACATCTACGGGCATAACCGATATCCAGCATTGACATGAATTCTTCTTGTTCTTTGGAATCATTCAGCAATTTAGATGGAGTACCGAACAGCATCATGTTGGTAGGAGTACGCCCATGAATTTCTTCACTACGTCGATTCTCAGCTGTATTTTTTGTCAGCTTCTGTTTTACCTTACCGACATCAAATAATTCAAGGAAGGTGGATAGGACTTCGATATTCCCAAACAAGTTGGATCCAATCTCATCCATCTCCAGATTCATTGAACCAGCTGAACTCATGAGCAGTTTATGCCTCATTTGTTTTACGGCAGCAGTAGTACCGGAATCAAAGGAGAAAGCCAGTACACCCAAGTTTTCAAACTCAGCTTTGGTTAACGCCAATTCTGTCTCATCGTCATTGCCTTTACGGATAGCACGTAGATTAGCCAGCTTGGTTAAATTCTTCTCACTAATCTGGGGAAAAGTCTCTTCCAGGAAACGTGTACGAAATTCGTTGATAACTTGCTCTTCAACAATATTAGTTGAATGGCCTTTACCATGGCCAGAGTTAGCCAGATTGATTGCATACATACTGACGGGAATATCTCCCCGATCCAGTGTTTTGATATTGCAACGCATCATGGAAGCTACTTTGGCAAAGTAGTAAGAGACCATAATCCGGAAGAACAATGGATCAGTGCTTTGAGTTTTAGCACATAGTACATCTGCCAATTTTTTTACTGCAGGGAAGTACTGCATGTCTTCATAATTTTTCACGATGTTTTCTCCCAATCAAATTCATAATCAGATTCTTCAAAATCCGATAATGGTTTTACTCCAGTCCAGATTTTTCCCCATACTGTGTCTGATTTATGAAGACCAGTAATTTCATTAAGACGTACTGCAAGCGTAGTTAACTTAGGCCGAGTTGGTTGGGGAACACCTCTCCATTTATCGTCGAATTCTCTTCGTAGCCGTAAAGCTAATAAAGCATGGGCTAGATACATTTTAGTAGAATCACGAGGTTGTTTATCGGGACCTCGATATTGAAGTTTTGCAGGATGAACTACAGGATCAATAACAGGTTTAGAACTATATGCATCGTAATCCATGTTTACCGGTGCTTCACCAATTTCCTTCTTAGCTGGTGTCATTGCTTCAGCCAGTAGGTTAACGGGAGGATTGGTAAAGTCAGGTAAATCAGGATCTGCTACCAATACTTCTGGTGTAGATTCTTCGTCAATCTTTTTTTGAAGTAAAATATTAACTGAATTCTCTGCTTGATCTAAAGCAGCTTTAAAATTATTTATTGTGGTATTTGCCACATCGAGTTTTGCTTTAGTAGCAATTAATTCATGTTCAACAGTATCAAAACCACTGGGTCTTTGTTCTGGATCAGGAGTAAACAACTTCTCCACTGCATTTACAATTTTGGGAATTGAACAGGCAATTGCTACTCCTCCCATTTTTTTCATAAGTGTCATGGTAATCATCTAAGTTATA